CCCAATGGTTAAATTTTACTTTCTGAATATGAACAGTTGTAAGGTTATCAATAAAGTCACGATAAACAGTTATACCATTGTCAGTCTTATTAAAAAAGTTTGCTGATCCTGAAATGTTATAAAGGTTCGGAACTTCATACTTACCGGTTTGTTTATCTTTCATAATCTTAGTTGGATGTGCCACTAAAAAACAATGAAACTTATAATTTTCGCAGAACATTCCAAGTTTATCCATGCTTTCACCAATGTACTTCGTTTCACTTTGCCCATATTTATGTTCTAATTTATTCCATGCATCAATTACGAAACTATCCAAACCAAATCTAAACTTTAAACTTTTTACGTGATTAAGTATTGAATCCAAAGTAAAATCTTTTTCAGGCTTTACAAACCAAACTTTATTATTCAATGCTTCTTTTACTTGCCTTAATTCTTGCATACTCATTTTATCTTTGCCCTCAAATGATTTACCTACCACTTTACGAGCAAGTTTACTAAAATGCAATTCAGTTGGTTTATTCTCAGGGGAATAATAAGCATTGCGCCATCCATGTTTAAAATGTAGTCTTAAAATTATTTCATCTAAAAAGTCAGATTTACCATGTCCAGGTATGCCAGTAATGGTTGTAATATATCCGGGTACAAAAGTTAAATGATTATCAAAGTTTGGATGCCCTATCTTTAATCCAGGTTCAAGACCATTGATGTAAATATCATCGATTTCGTTTTCAATATCTTTAACTGTAAATAATCCTTCAAGTGGAAACTCTTTTGGTTGACTTACTGATTCAATAATACCTTGAATGCCATACTTTTGCAGACATTCATTAGCATCCTTACAATCTTTGAACTCAATGTACTTGCATCGTTCTTTACCAAGTCTTTCAGCTATTTCATCACGTAATCTTCTTCCTGCATTATCGTTATCAAAGCAAAGGTAAAATTCAGGTACGTTCATAAACTTATCAGCAACCTCATCCAAATATTCCAAATTATTGTTTTTTAGGTTCGCTCCGTTTGGAACGCTTAAAACGTTTTTATAACCACTTTGGTATAAAGATAGTAGGTCAACTTCACCCTCACATAGAAACGCTCTTAAATCGCTTTTAAATGCGTTTAAACCATAAAATATAAGTTGTGAACCCTTGTGAAGTTTGAAATTCTTTGCACCATCACGATATTTAACATTTATCAGTTCGTTTTGGTCATTGAAATAATTGAATTGAATCGTGTTAATTTCTTTGCCAATTTGCGGCATAAATTCTAAACCTTCACTAATCTTCCAAAACTTTAAAGTTTCTTGACTTATTCCTCTGCCCTCAAACCATTTAACAACTTGATTGCTCAAATCAGTTTTGTTCTTCCACTCAGGCTTAACGTAAACTTTCTTTTCAATTGGTTCTGACTTTAAGAATCCGTTCCAACCGCAATGATGACAATGCCAAACTGATTTGTCTAAATTTACGCTTAAGCACTTGATATTCTTTTTCTTACGTTCAGATGAACACTTTGGACAAATAGTTGTTATCTCGCCACTATGCTTATGCGCTGGTATTGTTATTCCGTATTCTGAAAATGTCATAACACAAGTTTTGATTTAGTTGGTTGAACATTGTTTTTTTCCCAAGTATGCACCGCAGCTTTCCAGTTCTTCATTGAGTTCTTGCCTACTTTCCAACCATTAGATTCGTAATAGTTAAAAAACTTTTCGGCATCAATACCACGATTTCTTTCAGCGCAATACTGCCTAACTTCTTCCAAAGTTGGTTTTAAATTTTTTGATACTTTATTCTTTTTATTAATTACATTATCATTTATAGTTTCAGTTTCAGTTTCAGTTCCCATATGGTTACCCATATGCTCCTTCATATGCTTTGCATATGCATTCTTTCTGCGACTTTCTGTGTATTTTGAGCGTCTAATTGATTCATTAAACATTCTTTCATTAAAAAAATACCCATCTTCGCTTTTAAACTTACAATACACATCATCAACATATGTTTTGCATATGCTCAGCATATCCTTTTCAGTTAACTTACCTTTTTGATGTTGAATGCAAAGCAATCTAATATACATACCAACGTGTTCATTACTCATTGTAAATGTGCCACTTAGAAAATCTGAAGTGTAAAATAAAACTGCTGGGTCTTTCATGGCTTATATGTATTATAAATCCTAAACCTTTTACTCATTGGCGGTTTAAGTATACCACAAATCCAATTTTCTAAATGAAAATCGTAAACTAAATACGTGGTTATCTTCCACGATTTCGAAACATTGATACATTCATCAATTGCTTCATCAAAGTTTTTGTAAATCATAAATAAATAAAACCAGCCAACAAAGGACAACCCGACTGCAGAAGTTTATTAAAAACTGCATTTGGCAATGTTGGACTGGTAATATTTTTAATGTGTTTCATCAGGTTGTCGGATGCAAATGTAATAAAATATTTTTATCTACAAAACATTTAAAAAAATTATTTTTTTGCATATTTTATTTTTTTGTTTAAGTTTGCAATATAGCCAAAACAAACATTTATAAAAAAGGAAAAGATGCCGATACCTAAACCTAAAGCCAATCAAACTGAAAATGAATATGTTAGCGAGTGCATAGCCTTTTTAGTTGGTGAAGGAAAAGACAAAGAACAGGCTGCTGCTATATGTTACGACAATTGGAAAAATAAAGATAAGCTACAAGCACAAGCAAAGACAATCACAATAACAAACAAATGAAACACGAAGCAACAACACAAGAGTTAGATTGTATTGATCATTATCAAAAGAATCTAATTAGATTACTAAACATGCCTGAAGATAAGCACATGAAGATAATGGTAAAAGATGGTGCATGTCCTAAGTTAATCAAATCAAGAATCCAAAGCATCAGAAGTTTATTAACTGCTGAGGTAAGAACAATTGAAAAGTGGAGAAAGAATAAACCATTAAATTAATTATTCGTGCGGTGAATGAATCAATTGTTAGCCGACTTTATGCGGATAATAAATTTCGGAATCTTACAAGAAGCATCTGCACTAAGTACGGTAAAGATTATGCAGAAGATTTACATTCAGAAATAGTAATAAGAATAATTGAAAAAGGAGATGACCTTACACAAATCAATGACTTGTTTCACTACTTCTTTGCATTTGCTCACCGGACAATCAATGAATATAAGACTGCCAAGAAATATGGATATAACTTTAACCGAATCGATGGAGGCAAGTTTAATCAGTTTACTGCATCGGCTACTGTTAACTTTAAATATGAGTTGCTTCCAAGTGATAAACTTTATTTGTTGCTGGAACCATCAGAAAAAGACACATTCCGCGATGATTACAAAAAGAAACTATTCAAGATATATTTGGAAGAGGGCAATTACCGGGCAGTCGCTAAGTCAACCAAGATACCTTTACGCAATGTATCAGAAACACTTCAAGAATTTAAACGAGAACTTTTAAAACAAATAGATGAATATACTTCTAGTAATAACCGATAATACAGGACTTCAATACCACAGGCAGATAAGTCCGCATATTGTTTTGGATGATGTAACTGGTGGCAATGCTATCAATGTAACTTCAACAAAGAACTTTGATATATATCCCGATGAAAAACTAAAGGAGCAGCAGATAGTTATTTTCTTACGAGCAATCTCAATGACTAGAAATAGTGCTGAGGTTGTAAGGCGATGTCATAGGAATGGATGCAAAGTAATACTTGACATTGATGATTACTGGAACTTACCAAGTGATCATGGCATGTATAAATATCGACCACCATTCTTTGAGATAAATACAGTTGAAGCTATTGAGGCAGTTGATTTGGTTACTACTACGACTAAGTTCTTTGCAAAGATTATCAGACCGTTTAACCGAAATGTGACCATGCTTCCAAACTGTATCGATATGAAGCAGGAGCAATGGACTACAAAAAAGACTCAATCAGAAACTGTAAGGTTTGGATGGGTTGGTGGTGTATGGCACAAACAAGACATTGAATTGATGGAAGATTCGATTAATTATCTTTATTCAGATAGGCAGTTGGATAAATACAATATTTGCTTAGGTGGTTGGAACGATAACGATGAATATCGAAGTATTGAAAATGTCATGGCATCGAGAGGCAGAAGTGGTGAAAGATATTTAAGAATAACAGGAACAGACCACAATCACTACGGACAAATATATGATTACATTGATGTGGCATTGATACCACTTAGAAATAATATGTTTAACAATTGCAAGTCACCATTGAAGTTAATTGAGGCAGGTGCCAAAGGATGCGCTGCAATTGCATCTAACATTGAACCATATAATGTATTTCCGGATAACACGTTTTACAAAATTGAAGGATACGATAACAAGAAAGGTTGGTATAAAGCAATAAAGAACTTGCTTAAGAATCCAAGACAGCGTGAAGACTTGGCAAGTAATTTAAAAGAGTATTGTGCAAAAGAATATGATGCGAAGGAATGGGCGTTAACAAGATATCAAGTATATTTGAATCTGCTTAAATGAATGTAGGCATTGGCATAACAACAACACCGAATCGTGAAAACCGATTGAATGAATGTTTGGCAAATATTCGTAAGAATACTAAGTCAGCTAATCTTTACGTTCACAATGACAAGCATTTTAAAGGTGTAGCTTATTCCAAAAATATGTGCCTATATAATTTGAGGCATAATAGTTATATATTTTTATTTGATGATGATTGTTTTCCTGTACACAAAGATTGGTTGGAGTACATGATAGATTGCTTTGATTACACAGGCGAGAATCATTTTCTTTACATGAACGAATTGCATCAACAGTTGGATACTAGAACTCATGTTGGAATTAGAACATATAAAGAATGCGGTGGAGTATTTATGGCGTTAACTGGGTTAGCATTAAGTACAATTGGTTACATGGATAAAGAATATTCCGGATGGGGATTTGAGCATGCAGGATGGAGTAATAGAGTTCACAAATGTGGATTGAATAGTGCGCCATACTTGATGCCTGATAAACTGCCTGAGTATTTATTTGCTTACGATTATGGTCGCAAAAAGATTGAATCAAGTGTAAGTGATTTCCAAAAGCAAAGTAACTATCAACATAACTTTAAAGTGTTTCAGAAAGAATTGACTGAGCATTCATATTTTAAACCGTTTAAACCATGATAAGATTATTCATAAACTTTTTCGCAGTAATTGGATTATTCAATACAATAACATTGCTAATCTTTTTTGCAAGCAAGTATATTAAATTTAAAAAGAAGAAACATGACAATAATGTTCAAAGCAACAAGCAGGAGCAGACCACATCGGTTGAAAAAAACGATTGATAGTATTATCGATAATTTAAGTGGTGAGGTTGATTACTTCATTCAAATAAGTCTTGATGAAGATGATCCGACATTACCTGAATATTTTAATTTGATTAGTCCTACACATGAAAAAATAGTTGGTACATCAAAGAATAAGATTGATGCAATAAATAGAGATATGGATTTGGTAGACCAATGGTGGGATATTTTAGTGAACGTGTCAGATGATCAAGTGTTTATTGAACCTAATTTTGATTTAGACATATTAAAGGCATTTGAACAAAATAACGATTTATTTGTACATTTCCCGGATGGCAATCAAGGTGACCTTGCAACCATGAGTATTATTGGTCGCAAGTATTATCTGCGTGATGGGTTTATATATCATCCAAGTTACGAATCGGTTTATTGCGATAACGAAGCTCAAGATGTTGCCAAGCTTAGAGGTTGCTATAAGTTAGTAAACAAACATATCTTCAACCACGAACACCCGGCATGGGGCAAAGGTCAAATGGATGCACAATATGCTAAAACAGATAGCTTTAAAGTTTACGATAAGGACAGAGAAACATATAATAAACGAGCCGCAAAAAACTTTTACTTATGACATTATTATCAATTTTAATTTGTAGTATACCAAAACGAAAAGAAATGCTTGATAGATTGCTTAGTCAGATTGATTTATATTCAAAAGAATATTTTAAATTAAATGAACTTGAATTGATTATTGATGATAGTACTCATGTTAATATAGGTTTTAAAAGAAATAGATTATTGAATATTTCAAAAGGTAAGTACATTGCATTTATTGATGATGATGATTCAATAACTGAACATTATTTTAAAGAGATACGAAAAGGGATAGATGCAGATGTCGATTGCTGTTCACTTCGTGGAATCATAACTTGGAATGGTAAAAATCCTGAACTATTTGAACATTCGATTAAGTACAATTCATGGAATACTACCAACAACGAAATAAAATACGAGAGGTTTCCTAACCACCTAAATTGCATCAAATCAGAAATAGCAAAGCAAATTGATTTCCTTGAATTGAATCATGGAGAAGATAAAGACTGGTCATATAAATTAAATGAAACAGGACTTATAAAGACTGAACATTTTATAAATGAAGTAATTTATAATTATCAATATATCACAAACAAATGAAAGTAATATCATATAGCTTATTTGGTTATGGAAGAGCAACACCTGAAAATTGTTTTGAGTTTAATACTTACCTGAGAGGACTATGGATAAACATAAGACTTGCAAGAGTTCTTTATCCTGATTGGAAAGTAATTGTAAACACAGATCAACAAACATGGAATCAGTTTGAGGATTTATTTAGAATGATGCAAAAGTTTAATGTAAGTTTTTATTGTAATGATTATACTGAATTATGTGAGGCAATGCTATGGAGAATGAAACCAATATGGATGGATGGAGTTACTCATACTATTTGCAGAGATTTAGATTCACCGTTGACTTATCGTGAGGCACAAATGGTAAACGAATGGTTACAAACTGAAAAGGTATGTCATGCGATAACTGATTCGGTAAGTCATAACATTCCATTATTAGGTGGTATGGTTGGATTTACAAAACATTTTAAAGACCAGTTTAACAACTATCATAGTTTAGTTAATGGTTATGATTTGAGAGAAAAAGGTTCTGACCAATTATTATTAGTTAATAGAGTATATCCAAAATATGCACAGCATGGAAGTGATTCAATTTTGCAACATTATATTTTAGGTATGCCAAACACTTTTTTAATAGGTTATAAAAATACTTACAATGATGAACCGATTGAAAATGTAAATCCAAGATATAAAGAAACAAATGATGTTTGCGGTCATATAGGTGCCGCAGGATATTATGAACCACCTATGCTTAAATTTTTATGCAGATACGATGAATATAAAAATGAATATAAAGAATTAGAATCAAAGTATAAACAATTATTTTATTGGTCAAATGAATAAATATGTAGTTATATCAACCAATGACAATCCTGATTATTATCAATATGTTCCTTATGTTATAAGAGCATGGAATAAATTAGGATGGAAAGTAATAACATTTTTAAGAGGTGATAAAACTAAACTTCAAAAGTTAATTGATGGAGAAAATATATTTTATTACTTAAATGGCAAAAGTAAATATAGAGATGAAACATTAGTTCAATGTTCAAGATTATTTGCAGCTTGTTTAATTGAGAATGGTTTACTTATGACTTCAGATGGTGATATGATGCCATGCTCAGATTATTGGAAACCTAATCCGGATACGATTACTTGTTATGGTCATGACTTAACTGGATATGGTCATTATCCAATATGTTATATAGCAATGAGGGCAGAAGTATGGAGAAGCACAATGCAAATCAATTCAGGGGATAATGTTCTTAACGCAATGGAATCTTTACTTGATAAATATGAACAAGCATCTTCAGATAATTGGGAACAATGGTGGCAAGTTGACCAAGACATAATAACTGAAAAGCTTAAAGGTAAAACATTAGATTCAATCATAAGAGGTAAAAATAATATTATAACAGATTTAGCAAAAGGAAGAATTGATCGTTATAATTGGAAAGAAACATTTGATGTTGAGAGTCCAATAGATGCACATATGCCAAGACCATTTAGTATTGAAGCAGCAATAAACATTTTAAATAAAATATAATGAGTAGAATTAAATTCTTACAAAAAATAGAAAACTGGTGCAATCATAGACCATTACTTTGGTGGGCATTAGAACAAACAAACGATTCAAATTTACCTATTTTAGAAATGGGATGCGGTAATGGTTCAACTCCATACCTAATTGAATACTGCAAAAAAAATAAACGTAAATTAATTAGTTATGATTATGATAAAGAATGGGCAGAAAAATATAAAGCTATTCATGTTAATGATTGGGATTCAATAAATCACGAATTATATTCAGTTATTTTAATTGACCATAGTCCGGGTGAGCGCAGACATATTGATATCATTAAACTTGCACAAAAATGTGATTACATGATTATTCATGATTCAGAACCTTCTGCAACAGGATATATGTTAGATAAAGTATGGCATTTATTTCCATATCGTAAAAACTTAATTACTGATGGAGCATGGGCAACTATTGTAAGTACAAAATATGAAATACCTGAAATTAATATTAAAGGATATAATATACAATGACCGACCTATACATTATAATATCAGCGGTAACATGGGCGCATTTGACTGGAATACCTCAAAGGTTTAAATGGGCATTCAAGAAGAAAAGCATTAAGCCATTTGATTGTGAGTTGTGCCTATCGTTTTGGGGAGTAGCTTCGTATTCTTACTTTGTGTCATGTGAACCGATATGGTTTGCAATTTGCAAAGGACTTGTTGCAGGATTTGTTTCGGTTTTGGTTTATCATTTCCTAAGATTAATTAAAATAATATGACAATAGAACAACGCAAAAGATTAGAATCATTCAAGCATCCATTGTTGGTTTATGATAAGTACAAATCAATCATGCCGACAAATGAAACTATTAGGCAGATGCGACAGCTTTACCATGACATCGGACACCCACCAACTGGAAATTGTGGTGGTTGTATTCCTATGATAATTGAAACATTAGTAGACCATTTAAAAGAGGAGGGATTATATGAATGAATATCCGGCTGAGATGAAACAAAATATGATTAAGGCTTTAGAACTTAATCTTGGAAACGTATCACTTGCTTGTAAGGCAATGAACATTGTAAGATATACGCATTACAAATGGATGAAGGAAGATCCTGAATATAGGAAAGCAGTTAAGGATATGGAGAATGCAGCGTTAGATTTTGCTGAGAGTGCATTGATGAAACAAATAGCAAAAGGAAATCCATTATCGACAATATTCTTTTTAAAGTGCAAAGGAAAAAAGAGGGGTTATATTGAGCAAAACAATTTAGAAATAAAAGGAAACATGGTTTTCCGCGCGGACTTTGGCAAAGGCGATACTATACATACCACACAAGAATCAGAAGAAAATCCACGACTCGATCAATAATGGTCCTGAGAAGTATTACATTCTGAATATTGGAAGACAGTTTGGTAAGACCTTACTTGCTACCAATCAGCTATTATATTGGGCATTAAACAATAAGAATGTTAAGTGTGCATGGGTTTCACCTACCTATAAGCAAAGCAAGAAAGTATTTGATGAAATGTATAAAGCATTTCAAAAAAGACCTGAAATTTATAGGACAGTCAACCGAAGTGAATTATTGTTGGAATATGCTTCAGGTTCTACGATTCAATTCTTTAGTGCTGAGAGATACGATAATATTCGTGGATTTACTTTTGAGTATTTGGTTGGTGATGAGTTTGCTTTTATGAGTGAGCAGGCATGGACTGAAGTATTAAGGGCAACCGTACTTGTTAAAGGTCGCAAGGTACTTTTAATATCAACACCTAAAGGAAGGAATCATTTCTATAAGCTTCATCAAATGGATGGATATAATCCGCAGTATAAAAGCTTTACAATGACTTCTTATGACAATCCGATAATTATCCCATCTGAGATTGACGATGCTAGGCAAACACTACCTGACCATGTATTTAGGCAGGAATATCTAGCTGAGTTTATTGATGGTGGTGCAGGGATGTTTAAGGATGTGCAGATAAACAATACTCCCGAAATGACCGGAAGATATTACGCAGGAATAGATGTTGGAAGGGCGGATGATTATACGGTACTTACTATAATTAACAATAAGTCAGAGATGGTTTATTGTGATAGGTGGAGGCAAATGGACTGGACAGAAATTGTCCAAAAGATAAAAGAGCAGTTACTTAAATATAATCCGGATACACTTATCGAGGTTAACTCAGTTGGTGATGCTGTGTTCGAAATGTTGCGTAACGAGATACCATCAGTATATATTTCGCCATTTATAACAACAAGTAAGAGTAAACAGGATATAATTGAAAATCTAATAGTGGCAAACCAAGATAAGAGTTTAAAGGTACTTCAAAACGAATGGCTGTTAAAAGAACTTGAAGTTTTCAGTTATGAATATAATCCAAAGACTCGAAGCGTGAAATATTCTGCACCATTCGGTTTTCATGATGATGCTGTCATGAGTTTGGCAATTGCTTATCAATCATATAGGCAAGCTGAGAAAGTTTATTTAAATTCGAGTTTTAGATAAAAAATAGGGTACAAAACATAATCTAATAACACTTTATAATTATGAAAGGTAAATTACCGAAAAGCTGGGATGATGTAACTTTAAGGCATTTGATTGAAATTGAGAATATCAGAAATGATAAGTCAATTGATAAAGAACCTTATGCAGATTTGACTCGTAACTTACTGATGCTTAGTTTATTTACAGGCATTCCGTTTGGTTTTTATGAGGAGATGCCATTAAGCGAATTGAAAGAAGATATTAAATCTATTGAGTTTTTAAAAGAATTACCTTCTGAAAATCCAAGAAAGAAATTTAAGTGCGGTGGTTATAGTTGGAAGGTAAACTTTGATATCAATGAATTGACTGCAAATGATTTTGTTGAGCATTACGAATTGACTAAGGATAGCACTAAGGTTATTTCAAATGCAAATAAGATTATGGCTTTATATTGTCAACCTTATAAGTTTGGATTCAAGAAAAAGCTTGAAAATAAAGATAAGGCAGAGATACTTAAAGAAACTCCAATTGCTGTTATTTATCCTTTGGTGGTTTTTTTTTGCAATCTATATCCGACTTTATTAGAGGCTATAAGGGATTATTTGAGCAGCGCAGACAAGATCCTGATGAACAAGCTAGAGGAAATCAACCAAGAACAAGTGGTAGCAGTTTGATGTGGTATTACGTTTTGGATAACTTGAGTAATAGTAATCCATTGATGTGGGATGAGATAATGAAGTGGAAGGCGATGAAGTTTTTGAATGTTTTACAATTTTATAGAATAAAAGAAAAAGAACTAGAATGGCAGAGGGAACAGGCGCAGCGAAATTTAATGAGAAAATAAATAAATTTCTTACTGATGTTGGTGAAGATACTTTATTATTTAGTAAAGATTCAACACCTGTATTAAAGGTAGTAAATGAATATATTGAAAAATGGAGAAAAGAATTAGAAAATGCACCTACAAAAAAAAGAGGTCATATTGGTTCGGGTAACTTATATTCAACTTTGGGTGAAGGTTGGAAAATTGAAATTCAAGGTAAAACTGGGAGAATCATTTTAGAATTACCAAAATATTATAGCGCAACAGATACTGGTAGAAAGCCATCTGAAAAAAAACAAGATTTTGCTGTATATAAAGCAATGATATGGCAATCCAGTTCATTAGCTGGATGGATAGCAAATAAAGCAATTAAAGTACCAACTGAATATACTATTAAAAGAAAATTGAAAGATGGTACTGAAAAAACTAAAACTTATAAATATATTTCTAATGAATTTGGTACTGCAAAAGAAAAAGGTAATAAAGCATTAGGTTTTTTATTTTCAAGAAAAATAAATCAAAAAGGCTTTAAAGGTACAGGGTGGTTCTCTAAACATATTAAAGATTTTGAAAAAGATATGATAAATGCAGTACAAGAACAATTTGGAAAAGATGTAATTTTTAATTTAAATATAATTACTAGATAATGGCAATAACAATTAATCAATATCCATTAGGTGGTGCAAGTATAACAATGGCACATAATCCTGTGGAGTTCGTAGTTAGTTCAGATAATACAGCACAGCAAAATTTTAAATATATAGCTGATTTAACATGGACTTCAAGTACAACTGCTGTTAGATACATTCAAGGTGCTAATCCGATTAATGGACTATGCAGATTTGATTTTTCAAGTGTACTTAGAAATGTAGTTACTTTTAATCCTCCAGTCGCTGCATCAAATGATTTTTATAATTGTACAAATTCTTATTCTACTTTAACAGTAAAGTTTGGTGAGCAGTACGGACCAACAAGTGCAATTACTAATTATGAGAATTTACAATCTGATGCTATGTATATTTGGAATGCTTGTATTCCTATTAGTAGATGGTGGAATGGTCAAACACCAATTACCGATATTTATCCTGTCAAAGATAGCGATAGAAAATTCCTAACTGATTATCCATTTAGAACACAAAGTAAAGGTCAAAAAATTTGTTACAATGATTTACATTATCTATATTTTTTACAAGATGGCGCAACTGATGATGTGTTTCAAGTAAAATTTGTTTTATATAAAAACAATGTTGCATGGAATACAATATATTGGGATTGTCCTGCTGCAATAAATAGAACAAAAAATGTTGTAAGGATTGGAGTAGGTCCTAAAAATTTACAAAATTCGGGAAGTGAATTAAATTATGTATCAAGTCAAACCCCATGTATTGATGAAGATGTAGAAAATTATTCAGTTCAATTAATAGATGATAAAGGTAATCCAATGACTGAGGCTTTATTTTTTGATATTGAATGTGAATGTACATGGGAAACTCCTTACAGATTATGTTTTTTAAACTCAGTTGGTGGTTATGATTTCTTTAATTTTAATTGGAATAGCAAAAAAACAAGCAGTTATCAAAAATCTTTTTTTGAACGAAAAGCTTGGGTATGGGATGGAACTGCTGTATCTTATGGTTCACACAATAGAGGCAAAGTTCAATATTCAACAATTGGTACTGATAAGCTACAATTAACAAGCGGATGGATAACTGAAGAAGAATCCACATGGTTAGAAGAACTTATTTCTTCTCCTGATGTTTACATAATTGATAACACAACTGGTGTACTTACAGCAGTAACAGTTACCGATACTCAGTATGATTATAAGACTTTGGAGTATGACCAGCTTTTTAATTTAACCATCACTTTGGATTTTGCGTTTAATAGATACCGTCAATCAATATGAAAACTGATATTATACTCAATGGTTATTATTTGGAATTAATTTCAGATGTAACTATGCCATTTACTTATCAGATTGCGGATGTAAAAAACCCAAGTGCTAAGAATACAAATTTTAGTAAGACAATCACTTTACCGGGTACTGCAATAAATAATGAAATATTTGGTTGGTTATGGGATACTAATGTAAGTGTAAATTCAAGCGGTATAACAAACTTTACTCCATCATTTAATCCGAATAAAAAAGCAGATGTTGTAATACTTTATGAAGGTGCTGAGGTGTTTAAAGGATTCATGAAGCTTGACCGTATTAAAGTTCTAGCAGATTATAAGATTGAATACGATGTAACTTGTTTTGGTAAGCTTAAAGATTTATTCTTAGAGTTAGGTGAAAAGACAATGGCTGACTTGGATTTGTCAAAGTACAATCATCCATACACTTATGATGTTCAAGTTGCATCTTGGGATAATTACATATACAAATCAGGTGTAACAGTTCCATTTAATAAAGGTGATGGCTATGTTTATCCAATGGTTGACTATGCTTTGAATAATAACATTGATTGGAAAACAGAACACTTCTTCCCTGCTATTTATTATAAAACTATTATTAACGAGATAATAAGTCAAGCAGGATTTAAATACGATGGAACTATATTTAATGATAATGATTTTAAAAGTTTAGTTGTAAGTTATGGTGGTGGTTACTTAA